GATCTCGTCGAGATCGATGTCGGCGGCCGATGTCCCGCGCGAGGCGTTGGCGGCCTCGATCTCGTCGAGGCGCTCGCCCAGGGACGGCCCGGGCGGCGGTCGAAGCCCGGCCTCCAGGGCTTCGACGACGTCGGCGCCCGGGACGTCGGGCGATTGGCAGTTGATGGTGAAGCATGGGCGCGACGCCCGAGGCGCCCGGTAATGGCGTCGTTCGTCCCGCTCGCCGTCGCGAAAGCGCATCTCTACATCACCGATCCGGCGTCTGACGCCGACGTTACGGTCAAACTCCGACACGCGTCGGCAATCGTCGCGGGCAAATGCGACACGTACGCCGATCCACTCTGGGACGAGACGACCGCGCCCGACGCCGTCCAAGCGGCGACGCTCTTGATGCTGGCGTTTCTCTGGGAACATCGCGGCGACGACTTGGCGCCCGACCCGCACGGCGCCGCGGTCTGGAACACCATCACGATGCTGCTTAAGCAATGGGCCGCGCCGACGGTCGCGTAAATGCAAACCCGAACCGCGCCCGCCAGCATCGGACAAGACCGGCATCTCGTCACCTTCGAGACGCCCGGCGCCGCGGTCCCAGACGGCGAGGGCGGGTTTGCGCGGACCTGGACGCCACTGGACCCGCCGACGTGGTACGTCGCGATCCGGCCGGCGACCGCCGGTGACGTCGAACGCGCGCTCGCCGGGACGTTGCTCACGCATCGGTCGTATCTGATTCACGGCCGGTATCACGCCGGCGTCACCTTTGCGACCCGGATGGTCTTCGACGGCGACGTCTACCAAGTGACGTCGGTCGTCAACGTCGACGAACGGGACCGCGAAATGATCCTCATCGCGGACCTCCAGGAGTGATCGATGCCGTCGTCCCTCCGTCTCGCCGGCGTCGACGAACTCCTCGACGAGTTGATCCGGCTGGCGCCCGACCTTGCGATCGAAGCGGGACCGCTCGAGCGCGCCGCCGCCGCCGCGACCGCCGACGAGCTGCGGGCAGCGCTGCCGATGGCGACCGGCGCCCTCCGGGCGTCCGTCGCGGTCGAACCGCTCGGCGTGACGACGTCCGGGCGGGTCGCGACCAATGTCGTCGTCACGGCGCCGCATGCGCTCTACGTCGAGTTCGGGACCGCCCGGACGCCGCCGCGGTCGACCTTCGTCCCAGTGACCCGCCGCGGGCGTCAAGCGTTCGTCAGAACGATCATGGACCGGGTCCGCGACCGTGGGTTGGTCGTCGGCGGCGACGCGTCATGAGCGACCGGAGCCTCGTCGACGCCGCCCTCTTGGGTCTCTTGGCGAACGATGCCGAACTCCGGACCCTCTGCCCGGACGGCGCGTTCTGGGACTTGGCGCCGGCCGGCGCCCGGGCGTTCGTCCTGGCGTCGCTCCTGGACGGGACCGAGACGCCCGCGCTCGACGGGCAGACGATGTACGAGCGGACCGTCTATCTCGTCAAAGCGGTCGTCTTGACCTCCGGCGGGACGACGACCCGCGACGCCGCGGCGCGGATTCATGCGCTCTTGCAGTACGCCGAGCTGGACCTTGCGCCGGCGGGCTATGCGTCGATGGTCTGTCGCCGGATCGAACCGGTCCGCTACACCGAACTTGATCCGGCCGAGAAGTCGTCGCGCTGGCAGCATCGCGGCGGGCAATACGAATTGGTCTCGTATCCGATCGCGTCTTAACGAGGAGTCTTCCGATGGCACGACGACATGGCAGCAAAGGGCAAGTCAAGATGGACCCGACCGGCGGCGCGACCGCCGCCGCCGTCGCGTCGCTGAATTCCTGGACGCTCGACCTCGAGCGCGACAAAGAAGACGTGACGTGCTTCGGCGACACGACCAAGCAGTACGTGCTCGGTCTGCCCGATATCCAAGGCGAAATCGCCGGCGTCTGGGACGAGGCCTTCTCGCCGGACTTTCTGCGCGTCGCGCTCGGCGAAGTCGCGGTCCTCTTACAGTTGGTCCCGTCGACGACGACGCCGACCCACTATTTCGAGGGGCTCGCGTATCTGTCGGCCGGGATCGAATGTCCCGCCGACGGCGCGGTCACGATCAACGGGTCGTTTGTCGGCGCGGGCGATTGGTCGCTCGAGCCGGCCGGCGTCACGACCGCATCGGCCGGCGTGCGACCCGACACCGACGCCAACAACGCCCGCGCCGCCGCCGCCTAAGCCGATGGCGGCGCCCGGAACGATTCGCGGCGCGCTCGGGCAGGTGAAGTACGCCTACCAGACCGCGGCGTTCGTCACCGCCTATGAAATCGCCCGGGACGAGTTCGGGCACTGGGTCTTGACCGGGAACGTCCAAGACCCAGACGCGTATTTGCTCGGGCAGGCGCCGCTCATCTTCGTGCAAGTCGTGAAGGGCGGCGCCTGGAAATGGCCGGTCGAGTCCTGGCATGTCGCCGGCGGTCGGTGCTATGCCCGGCTCGGTCCGTTGCAGCCGTCGTAATCAGAGGAGACCCGCATGTCGATTCGCGTTCGCCGTCCCGAGACGACCCGGCTCGAGCTGACCCACGGTGACCATCTGGTCGTCAAGACGCATCTGACCGCCGGCGAGTATCGGGCATTCCTCCGGGCGTCGACCAAGCCGCTGGCGGTCACCGCCGCCGGCGCGCCGCAACTGGAGCTCGATCCGATGCTGGCGGGCGTCTCGCTTGTTCTGGCCTATCTCCTGGATTGGTCGTTCTGCGACGCCGACGGAAAGCCGCTCGTCATCGCGGACCAACCGCGCGACGTCGTGACCGCCGCGCTCAACGCGATCGAGAGCGACGCGTATATGGAAGTCCAGCGCGCCATCCAAGCGCATCAAACCGCGCAAGAGGCCGCGGTCGCCGAACAAAAAAAAATGACCAATGGAGCGACATCGTCCGTCGAGACTTTGACCTCTGTCGGCTGATGCATTGGACGCTGGACGACTTACGCGACCTTCCCCAACCCGAATATGACGAACTCGTCTCGTATGCGGTCGACGAATCACAACGCGCCGCCCGGCGCCATCGGTGACGCGTGGCCTTAAGCGCGACGTTCGTCGCCGACTTCTCCTCGTTCATTGACGCCGCGAAAGAGGGCGTCGCCGCGATGCAGGGCTTCAAGCTCACCGCGGAGGAACTCGGCCCGGGCGTCGATCGCGGGCTCGAAGCGACGACCGCGCAATTTGAACAAGTCGGGCGCCAAGTCCGGCAGCTCGGGACCGACGTCCTGTCGGTCTCGAAGACGTTCATCACGGCCTACACCGACGAACAAGACGCGGTGAGCGCGTTGAATACCGCGCTCGCCGCGACCGGCCAAGCGACGCCGGCGGTCGTCGACGCCTATGCCGAACTCGCGACGCAGTTTCAGAATACGACCAAGTACGCCGACGAAGCGATCGTCGGGATTCAAGGGACGTTGACGACGATCGGGAAGGTCGGCCCGGAACAAATGGAACTCGCGTTGACCGCGACGACCAACCTCGCGTCCGCGCTCGGGATCGACCTCACGACCGCCGCCGACATGGTCGCGAAAGCGCTCGGGACCGGCGGCGATTCTCTGGGCAAGTTGAAAGCGTTGCTCGGCGACGCGTATGAACCGGGCATGTCCGCGGCCGAGATGCTGCAAGCGATTAACGAGAAGGTCGGACCCGCCGCGCAGAACGAACTGAACACGTACAACGGGCAGATGGCGAACCTCGAGAACCGGATGGGCGAGATTCATGAGACCGCCGGGAAGCAACTCGTCGAGATTCTCACCAAGTTGATGAATGCGTTCACGGCGCTCCCTGAACCGGTGCAGACCCTCGCGCTCGCCGTCATCGGCATCACGACCGCGCTCGCGCCCGTCCTGGTCGCGCTCTCGTCGCTCGGGACGTTGCTCGCCGGGCCGGTCGGCGTCGCGATTTGGACGACGCTCGGGACGGCGATCGGCGCGGTGAGTCTGCCCATCACCGGCCTTGTCCTCGCCGTCGGCGCGCTCGCCGCCGCCATCTATCTCAACTGGGACAAGATCGTCAAGTTCACGCAAGACATGGTGAACGGGATTCAAACGTTTCTCGGGACGCGTCTCGCGGCTATCTTCGAGGGCGTCAAAGCCCGGATCGAACAAATCACGAGCTACTTTCGCAGCATGTATCAAGCGGTCGTCGGCGGGTCGATCGTCCCGGACATGATCGACGGCATCCAATCCCAGTTTGGCCGGCTCGATCGTGCGATGGTGCAACCCGCCGAAGCGGCGACCGTGCAAGTCACCGACGCGTACAACCGCATGCTGGCGTTCACCGCGCAAGCGCATGCGATCCTGAAAGAGAATTCGTTATTCACGACGGCCGGGCAGAGCGAACGCATCGGCTATCTCGCCGAACGGATGCTCGCGCCGCAAAGCGGCGGCGGGTCAACGACGGTCAACGTCACCAACAACATCACGGTCACCGGCGGGACCGAAGACCTCGCCCGCCAAGTCGCCGACCAAATCATGCGGACCGTCCGCGCCGGGACGCAGCTCGGGACCGCGTAGGAGAACCACGATGGGCAGCGCGCAAGCGTCCGACTATCTTGAGAACAAGTTGATCGACCATCTCTTTCGGTCGGGCACGTTCGCCAAACCCGCGGCGCTTTGGATTGCGTTGTTTACCGGCGCGCCGTCTGACGCCGGCGGCGGGAGTGAGGTCGCCGGCGGCGGCTACGCCCGCGTGAATCTGGCGCCGGCCGATGCGAACTGGCGCGCGACGCAAGGCGGGACCGCGGGCGCCAGTACCGGATCGACCGGGCAGACCGCGAATGCCGTCGTCATCACCTTCCCGGCGCCGTCGGGCAGTTGGGGGACGGTCTCGCATTTCGGCATCTTCGACGCCGCGACCGGCGGGAACCTGCTCATCTGGGACGCGCTCACGGTCCCGCGCCCGATTCTCGGCGGTGACCCGGCGCCGACGTTCAACCTGGACGCCCTCGCGGTCTCGGTCGGCTAGTCATGGCGTTTGACGCGCATAAGAATCTCGCCGTCTCGACGGTCGCGACCGCGCCGACGCCGGCGACGTCTGGGACGTCACTCGTCGTCGCCGGCGGTGAGGGCGTCCGCTTCCCGGCGCCGCCGTTCAATGCGACCCTCTGGCCGGCGAGCGCGACGCCGACGCCGGCGAATGCGGAGGTCGTCCGGGTCACCGCCCGCGCGACCGATACGCTCACCCTGGTACGCGCGCAAGAGGGCAGCACGGCGCGGGCGGTCGGCGTCGGTGACCTCATCGCGCAGACCATCACCGCGAAGACGTTGACCGACCTCGAGACGCAAGCGGCGCTCAAGGATGCGGCGAACGTGTTCACGCTGCCGCAAACGTTGCGCGCGGCGTCGCCGCAACTCTATCTCCAAGATACGGTGCAACCCGCCGACGCGACGCTCTTCGATGTCGTCAACAGCTCGCAAGGGTTGCGCGTGCGCGCGGTGACCGACGCCGGCGCCGTGCAGACGAATGCGCTGGTGCTGGCGCGGACTGGTGACGCGATCGTCGGCCGCGACGTCTACGAAAAGGGCCGCGCGCTGCCGATGGGCCACTGGCAAACCGGCGATTGCAGCACGTTTGCCCATACGGCCGGCTGGAGTGGGCCGTGTCTGTGGATGGTGCTAGGGAAAACCATCTTCATGGTCATGGCCGGGTCCGCGAACATGGCCGCGGGCGCGGCGTCCTATAACTTCAATCTCCCGGTCGGCGGCGTGTACGCCGCCGCGACGGTCAACATTCCGATTAGCGTGAGCACGCCGGCGCATGGGATGCGGTTCGGGACCGCCCGCTTCACCGCGGCGCAGTACTACTTTCAGGTGTTCGACGTGGACGCGGTCCCCTGGCCGGCCGGCATCATTCAATTCAATCTGTCGCTCGCGATTCCGTATCAGTGAGGCGCGCACATGGCTGAGACGTCGATTCAACAAATGGCACTGACGCGCGACGTCGGCCCGGGCGGGTTCATGGAACGCGTCCAAGCGATGCTCGCGTTCGTCACGCCGACGATTCTCGGCGAAGCGGCGTCGACGCCGCATCATGCGTCCCGCGCCTACTACGCGCAACGCGTCGTGAGCAACCCGCGCCAAGCCGCCGACCTCGCCGGACCGCAAGTCGTGATGGGCGTCAACGTCGTCGCGACGACGACCTATGACGCCGAGACGAAGACGTCGACCTGTACGATCGCCGATATCGACTTGCAGTCCCAGATTTTGACCCTCTGGAATAGCTTGGCCGGGATCGACACGGCGGTCTGATGTTCGGCGGCGTCCTCTTCGCCGGCGCCGCCTTCGCCGCGACCGGCGCACTGGCGCCCTCGCTCCAAGCGGTCGCCGGTCTCGCCGTCTCTGCCGCGGGCCAGCTGACCGCGACCGCGCGATTCGCGGCGGCGGCGACGATCGCGATCGGGACGTCGTCCGGGCTGACGGTCAAAGTCGACCTCGCATCGGCCGGGACGGCGATCCGGTTCGGGACGACGGCGACGATCGCGTCACCCTACGGGACGAGCATCACGATCGGCGGGATCGACGTCCGCGGGCGCGTTCGGAAGAAAGATTTCGCGATCCGCGACATCCTGAACGACGCGCCGAACACCTGCAAGTTGACGATCGAAGGTGACCCGCCCGCGGTCGGGCAGACCCTCCGGATTACGCTCGGCGCGGCGCCGCCGCGGACGCTCTTCGCCGGGACGTTGCAGACCGTCGATCAACGCTATGACCTCCTCCCGGGTCAACGCGCATGGGACCTCACCGCGATCGACGATACCGCCCGGGCGAACGCCAAGCGACCCTTCGGGCAGTGGGTCGAGACGTCCGCGTCGACGATCGCGCAGACGATCACCGCGGCGTTTACGACGTTATCGTCGGCCGGCGTCGCCGCCAATCTGCCCGCGGTCTCGATGGTCTTCGACGGGTCCGACACCTTTATTGCGGCGCTCGTCCGTCTGGCAAACGTCATCGGCGGCTATGCGAAGGTGGAAGACGGCGTCGTCTGGCTCTTTCTCGAGGACGTCACCGATGCGCCCGACCCGCTCGACGCCGCCCATCCACCGCTCGACGACCCGCGCATCACGATTAATACCGACGCCAGCCAGCTACGGACGCGCGTCTACGGGAAAGGCTATGGCGAAACGATCCGGTCCGACGTCGGCGTCGGCGAGACGTTGTTACCGATTCAAGACGGCGTGCAATTCCCGCCCGCCGGCGGTGACGCGCTCGCCGGGACGCGGGCAGAGGGCGCGACGTCGGTCCGTCTTCGCTATACCGGCGTCACGCTCCAGGGCGCCGGGACACTGGTCGGCCCGGGCGCCGCGCCCGGCGTGGCGCCGACCGTCGCACTGATTGACGGCGCCGGCGTCGATAGTGGGTTGCATACCGTCTCGCTGGTCTTCGTCACCGCCGCCGGGAAGTCGATGCCGTCGCCGGCGTCGTCGCTCACGGTCGGCGCGCTGCCCGGACCGGCGAGCGCGCCGGTCGCCGGGACACCGGTCGCCGGTCTCGGCCCAGACGAGGGCACGCATGACTATCTGACGACGTTCGTCACGGCGTTTGGTGAGACCAATACCGGCGCCAGTTCCAATGCGGTCGTGACCTCCGCGATCGTCAGTCAACTCCCGCCGCCGGCGGCGGCGTCGGTCACCACGCCGCTGGTCGGCGCCGGCGTCGATCCGGGCTATCACGATTACAAGGTGACGTTCATCAACGCCTATGGTGAGACGCAAGGCGGGACGACGTCGTCGCCGATTTCCACGCTCAACTTGAGCGGCGTGCTGCCGACGCCGCCGGCGCCCGGGTTTGCAGGCGAACGGGCGGGTCTCGGCGTGCCTGATGGGCAGTACAAGTACGTGCAAACCTATCTCAACGCGAACGGCGAGACGCTGCCGTCGCCGGAAAGCGTCGTGTTTCTGGCGGCGCCGTTCCAGGGCGCGCCCTATAACCAACTCGCGGTCGGGTTGTCGCGCGGGCCGGCCGGAACGACGGGTCGGCGCCTGTATCGCTGCATGTCACCGCTCACCGGACCACCCTATAGTG